TACTTGCACACCCACTGGTGAACAAGACTATGACTAGTCCTAGTAATCCTACGTTTTTCATTTAGAAACTTCCTGTTCCAACTGGTATATCTAAAGTTGTTGTTGTTCCGTCTTGTGATACAATTGTTAGTCTAATAAATTCTGCACCATCTTCTCCAACCAACTTTTCGTATGTGACTGTATTCCCTTCTATTGAGAAAACACCATATGATGCAGCTTCACCATTAGAGAACATATTTTCTACTAACTGTTTTGCTATCTGAGCATAAATTCTACTCTCCACATTTCTCAAAAATTTGGCAAGGGTGGTGTTGTCTGCTTCTCTTTCTGCCTTTGCAATTCTATCTTCTATGTCTTGTGCTATCTTGTCACGTCTTGATTTTTCTTGATTCTCAATTGTGAGATAGTGTGATGATTGTCCTATTCCACTGAAGGAAGGACTTTTGAATTTGTGAACTATTTCATCTGCACTTACACTAAGTGCAAAACAAATACTAATTATTACTGTCGGTTTTATCATCTGTCATGTTTCCTCTCTTTTTTTGATTCTCTTTGTATTCGAGAACTACGTCCACTTTTTGTTGTAGACGAATCAAGTCTTGGTCTAACATTCGCACTTGGTCAATCACTTTAATTAATGCAAAGTGTTGTTTTTCGATTTCGGGTTCTAATTTTTCTCCCACAAACCACCAAACGTAATATACGAAATACCCAAGTCCAACCATCATGACGATTGGAAATCCATAATCAGATATAAGTTGTGCAATATTTTCCACTAGTCCCTTCTCACGTCTAGTTTCCCGTCTTCTATAAAGTTCTCTGCACGTGCAATTCTCTCTATATCGGGTCTGAGTTCTAAGGCACTTGACACTAACATGTCTATCTTAATCATTTCGTTAGACATTGTTCTTGCACGATTCTCTAAACTCTTACAAAACATGGTAAGGGTTTTGATAGAATCAACAACACCTTCTAGTATTTGTTTGATAACTGTAAAAATAAAGAAACCCATCACTAGACTTCCAGCAATCGGAGCTCCCACGTCACTTATCAAACCAAATATATCCATACCTTTATTTATACTAATAACTGTTTACAGACAATAAAAAAGGGTGCATGAGCACCCTTTTGTTATTACGTTCAGTTTATAACTGTTCTCGTAATTCACTTATAACATCTGCTTTAGAACCACTCTTCTTGACTTTAAGATTTTTCTTATCTGCCATTTCAATGAGTTGATTCTTGGTAAGTTTCTTCAATTCTACAACACTAGGTGTTTTAGGTTTAGGTGATGGTGTCGGTTTTGACACACTTGAACCTTTATCCTTCTTATTTTGAATAAAGTAAACAATACCTACAACAGCTATTATTCCAATTATGATTTCCATTACATTTCCTCAGTTTATTTTTCTAACAATGGATTTTTATTCTTTGCTTTACCTATTACTAGTGCAAGAACTTCAAGGTATTTGTATACCTTTGCCCATATCTTATCATCTGCGGGTGTTGGTGTCAAAGCGACAATAACACTACAAATAGATATAACGACTGGAATTACCATAAGTAAGTTCCAAATCCCCATAATAAAGTCTATTATGCTTGATAACATAGTTTCCTCCATTTGTCATTTATTTATAACAGTTGTATTTAGGAATTTTGGGAACCGATTGAGTATTTTGTTGTCAATTTCCATTCGGATTTCTCTCTAAATGGTATAATTTTTATCTGACTTAGGGGTGCTTTTGGGTCTTCAATTTGTGTCTTATTGACTACAGATACTAGTTTCCATTGTTCTAAAAGTGACACTATAGTGTTCCTTCTTGCAATATCTGACTCGTCTAAGTTTGACGGCTTACCGTCTAGTTTGAATAGTTCTTTGAAATGGGTGATATAATACTTACCACGTTTGTGTAAAATATGACATGACTGAAATAGTTCTTTGTCTTTTCTTGATGCGACACCTATTCTAGATAGTGTTTCACGTATCTTTAGGAAATCGTCTTTTTCGGGGAATGTGACTTCTACTAAGTCTTTTACTATGTCTTCTTGGTTATCCATTATCTTTACCACCAGTGGTCATTCTATTTTTCAATTCACGATATTGTTTTTCAGATAGTAAAGTTGCATATTCTTTTGCCTCTCTAGTTGATATCTGATAATACTCTTTAATTATATCGAGTTTTTTACTAACGTAAGGTTTACTCCATTTGGAAAATCTTTGTCTTTTCCTTAGAGTATTTAGGAAAAAGACATACTGAAGACGGTTGTCTAACCCGTGTCTAGTATTCATTTCGTTAGTAAGAAAAACAGAATCTTGGTGATAAGATAATGCTTTGTTTATTAGGAATGGTTGATATGATTTCTCTTCGACCTCATCAACCATGAGGTCTTTTTTGTCGTAAGAGACCGACTTTACAAAATCGAATGGATTTCGTTTAGACATTAGTTATGTCTTATGTATGAATCTACAAGTTCTTGACCTTTCAATGGTGTTCCAAATATAACTGTTTCACCGTCTGAAGTTGTTCTTCTAACGATTTCACTATTATATTGGACATCTAAAACAGATTTACCATCTGCAGTGTCTTCGGGTCTAGTGTCATACCACATTGAACTAAGTGAATGTGCATGAACTGATTTAACAGTCTTAGACCATTCTTCAGCTGCAATCAAATCTCTTTGGTATTGAACTCTACTGTCATATTGTGTCATGTGTTATCTCCGTCTCTATATTCTACACTATGTTTTGCAAACAGTTTGTTTGCTTGTCTTTGTAGGCTTCTCTCTAAATGGTAATCAAACCATCTTGCTATCCATTGTCTAATCTTACCCATTATTTGAATTTACACTCCGACATAATCTCGGTAAGACATGCAACGAAATTGATTTCACTGTCCATTGCAAACGCAGACTTGTATTGATAATCTGCAATAATCAAAACACTTGCTGGAATACTAGTAGATTCTAGTCTTTGTTCAAGTGAATTGAAAACTTTTCTGAACAAGGAATCGAAATCATTGTCTGAGTTTTGTGCAACCCATTTTCTCATTCCAGTCCAGTTCTTGTCTCTCATCATATCAATAAGTGGTGTTAGTTTCTCTTCGGCTAGTGTTGCAATAAGACCAGTGTCTATTACACCACTGACTCCATATCTTTGAACCTCGTTGATACACCTTCTGAAATCGGGGAAGAACTTTAATATAAGTTCAACCAAAACCTTTTCGTCATACTTAATACTTTCGTTATCACATATCTCTTTGAGTCTTTGAAGGAAGACACCAGCAAGTTGTTGTTTATCACTGGGTCTCATTTTGAAATCTATAACAGTGGTTCGTGAATGTAGTGGTTTGATAATCCTATTCTTGTAATTACAAGTAAAGATAAATCTACAGTTCGAAGAGAACTCCTCTATGAAGTTTCTCAAGGCAGGTTGAACTGAGTCTGCAGAAATGTAATCTGCTTCATCAAGGATAACAACCTTTGACCCACCACTAAGTGAAACTGTAGATGCAAAGTTTTTAATTTTAGTTCTTAAGGTATCAATCAAACGACCTTCGTCTGACCCATTGATTACTATAAAGTCTGCACCCAGTTCATTGCATAGTGCTTTTGCAATTGTTGTTTTACCAACACCAGCAGAACCACACAACATGAGATTTGGTATCTCTCCCTGTTTTACAAATTCTTTAAAAGTGTTCTTGATACCCTCGGGTAGTATCGTATCCTCAATTGTTTGAGGACGATACTTTTCTACAAATAAAAACTCTTGTTTCATAATAAGAAGTTAAAACCCCTCCGAATTAACTGTCATAAGAACCCTTGAAGATTGATGAGATGTCTTATGTCCCGTATGCACTGCAGAGACTATTGCAATACTTACTCTATTATATAGGTTAAACATTGTATTTTGAATCAGGCTCCAATGCAATAAAGTATTCTAAATCCACATCTTTGTTTTTAAAGTGTGAGATTCCTTTTGACGAAACTAAGACTTCATAGTTTCCGTCTAAGACTTTAAGGTTCTCAATCTTAAAGTTCATGGTATATGAGACACCGTTTCCTTCACCCACGATTCTTGAGAATGTGTTTGAAGTTGCATTCTTCTTATCAGTCACTTGCAACGTGATAGTAGAACCGTCTGATTTAAGAACTAAATCACCCACACCTAGAACACTCGCTGCTTTCTGCAACTCATTTAGAAGTGTAGAAGAGATATCAAAACCAATCTCTGCATCAGGCATTGTTATCATTTTCTCGGGTGAAGTCACCATACCTTCACTTGCATAGAAATACGCAAGACTTGAATTGTTGTCTGCAATTGTTAAACTTGCATCACCAAATTGAAAGTCGGGGTCGTCCAGTAAACTGGTTGCACCTAAGAATTCAGGCAGATTGTAGATACTGAAATCTTGAGGAAAGTCCTCAGATACAGTTGCAACTGCAAGAATGTTTTTCATATTAGAGATTGTCTGAAGTGTATTACCACTTGAAACCTTAATCCCTTGGTTTATTGTTGAGAAATTTTTGAAGATATCTCTCGTATCATTACTAATTTTCATCACTTTTTAGCCTCCTTTATCGCTTTATCGTGAACGTGAAGCATGAATAATGCATAGTGTAATACTTTGAGTATATCTGCACGATTCTTCCCACCTTTTTTTCCGTATCTTTGAGCATACTTTAGTATGTTCCCGATACAAAATCCTTCTCCATGACCACTGTCAATTATAAATTCAGTGGACTGGTATTTGTTTAAACTGTAGTGTTGGTCATAAGTTGTATCAATATACGTGGAGAACTCTTTAAGAAGTTCTCCCTCGTCATATTTGTAGTCTATGTCTTTAGACTTAGACTTAGTCTTAAATAATCCCATACTAGTCATTATACTCTGAAGACTCAGTTTCGTCAACTGGGTTTTCTGCATTCAAGTCTACTCCAGCATCAATCTTGGAGTAGAGGTCGAGGATACTATTTCTAGTCTCTTCGTCAAACCTTGAAATACACATGGTGATTGACTTGAGTTTGTCATCAAACATTCTGAATGCATTCACAATGTGAACCAATCTTCTAGTGGTAATGACATCATCAATCGCACCTTCATAGTAGGTTTTTCTAATAATGTCTGCCCAATCTACTAGTTTGTGACAGAACTCGGTATCAACGTCTCCAGTCAATTCCATTTCTTTTTTAAGAATACTTCTTTCAGTAGTCACTGGTGGGTATTCTTGTTGCATTGTGATTGCAAACCTTTCTAACATGGCTTCATTCATGATTTGAGTTCCTATGAACTTTCCATCATCAGACCCTTGTCCTTTAGTGTTTGCAGTAGCAAGGATTGTGAAACCTTCTTTAGGTGAAACCCACTCACCAGTTTTCTTGATTAGGTATCCTTTACCTTCAAGAACTGATTGTAGACACATCAACTTGTTTGAACCCAAGTCAACTTCGTCAAGAAGAAGGACAGCACCTTTTCTCATTGCTTTGATAACAGGGCCTTCTCTGAAGACGACATTACCATTGACCAAAGTGTGACCACCCATTAGGTCGTCTTCATCAGTCTCAATTGTGATATTGACTCTGAAGAGTTCTCTCTTCAATTGAGCACAAGTTTGTTCAATCATTAATGTTTTACCATTACCACTTAATCCAGTAATGAATACTGGGAAAAAGATTTTAGACTTGATAATTCCTTTGACATCTTTGAAGTGTCCAAAAGGAACATAGTTTGACATTTTCTCGGGAATGATTTTAACATTGTCATTCACGTTAACAGTTTGAGTTGCAGCTGCAACTGGCATGTTTGAAACTGATTGCATTGGTGCAACTGGAACAACTTTTGGTTGTTCTACTGGA